TCTTTTGAGGTTAATACGGGCATCCAAAAATCTTTAGTATAGGTATCCGCTTTGCGATATTTCTTTTCTTCGCCTTTAAGTGAATACCACCCATTAGACGGCTTAGTTACAAATCCGCCTTCTAATGCAACATCCAATAGACCAGACCATTTACTAATACCGCCTTCGTATAGTACTTCTACAGGAATTTTAGATTTCTCTCGAACAAATCTAGATTTCTCAACATTAATAATGAAGTTATATCCTGTAACTTCAGTCCCGTCTTTTTCTTGCTGACGACCAATAATAAAGATGTTGTCTGCGGAATAGTAAATTCCTGTCCCGCCAGAAACAATCTGCTTAGGATATAGACCAATCTCTGCATAGGTATGATTAACAACTACCATTGGTATATCTTTAATAGTCAAATGAGGCGTAATCATTCGGAACAAAGATTTCATCTGTTTTGCTCGAGTCATGTCTGCAACAGACTTTCCTTCCAACGCATCATCTACTTCTTTCTTTGAAGCAAGATTGCCCACCGAATCTACAACAATGATTATATGATCTCCGCGCTCAAGGTTATTAATCTGAGACATGATATCAAACTTTAGTTGTTCAATGTCAGTAATTGGAGTATGTAAAACTCGGGAGGTGTCAATACCGAAAGAATCAAAGTAAGACTGAGGACTACCAAACTCAGAATCGTAAAACAGTACAATAGCATCTTCATATTTGTCCAAATAAGACTTCGCCAATAACAGAGAAAATGCAGTTTTAAAATGCTTAGATGGCCCTGCAAACACCGTCAACCCAGGAGTCAAACCTCCTTCTAAGCTACCCGAAAGGGCAACATTAACCATAGGAACAGATGTTTGGATCATATCCTTCTTACCAAAGAATTTGGATTTATTCAAAACTTCAGTTTCTTTAATTGTAGAATTCTTTTTCAATTTTTCAAGTAACGACATATACACTCCTTATAATACTACATTATATATTCTAAATTTGCGCTTGTCTATACTATCTGCACTAAAACAAAGAGCGCGGTTACCAAAGCCGTTTTTAATTTCATATCAGAAGAAACCTCATCCAACGATTCCATTCTTGCCATATCTTTGATCAATTCCACATATTCATCTTTAGCAATAATTTTATCTTTATATTGCTCCTGTAATTCTAATGCAATTTTAGCTTTTTCTTCTGCCCAAGGTTGCCCGCATTTTGCAATTTCTTTTAGATCCATTTAAAATCTCCCATGTATAGTTTCTGCTATTAATTTTGCCTGAGCAGACATTATTTTCTTTTTAATGTTACAATAAGCTTCGCTGCCTTCTTTTTCCTTACTTCTAGTATAAAAATCGCCCACAGTCTCCGACATAGGAGTTAATAATTTTAATACATCTTTGGTTTGTTTGCTTTCCGAATATAATAAAAACCACTCAATCTTACTTTGAATTTTTTCGATTTGAGGTAGATGCGGTTGCGAACAATCCAAATGATTTATTTCTTGTCTAATATCTATACTTATTTTACTTTGATTGTCATCCCAGAAACTAGGAACTTTATCTTTAATCGATGTACAACCTATCATAGATAAACTTAAAAATACTGCAATAAGTAATTTCATTTATTGTACTCCTGACCATTCTGTTAAATTAGGTACTGCGGTTTCAACGGTATCATCTTTCAATTTTGGATGAAAGTTTAGTCCAGTCTTTTGTTCAATCGCTCTAACAGTCGTAGCATACTTAGGCAAATCTTTTACCGGCAAAGGAGCATTAGGAAAATCAAATGCAATTGCTTTATTGGTTTTCGCATCTATGATTACCTTCCACAAACCAGTCGGCACGCCAACTTCGCCTTTACCAATTTTGAGATGTTCAGCAGAATATGTTGTTCCACTGACAACATAGATGTCTTTACCTTCTCTAACCCAACTGCGTACTGCGGTTTCTAATTGTTTCCAAATGCCTCGATTGTGGTTCGGAACTTGCGGAACCATGTTACTTAGAAAGAAACTTTCACTCATAAAAATATCATTTGCGTTGTTATCTGCGCCTGGGGATAAATGTCCTCGATCATAGGGTTGCCCCGCATAATCAGATAATACACTTCTATGTTTTTCAGGTAATTCTAAGTCCGGTCTAAAATCATCTTTACGTTTAGCAGGCCCGGTAATGTTTGCTAATGTAATATGTTCTACAACATACTCGGCAGTCTTAGTATTGTACCTATAATGAATAGCATAATTCTTTTTGCATAAGTATTGAGTCTCTGTTAGTTTACTAACAGGTGCGCCGTTGAAAACAAATTGCGGGCACTTATCGTCGATAGGATTTGCTAATACTGCAAATGGTAATAGCAAAAGTAAAAATAGTTTTTTCATCCAAATAATCCTTCTAGCGTTGCTTGTGGTTTTGCGGTCCAACCAATACCATTTAAAATTGTGGTCAATGGTTCTAAGAAAGATTTCTGAAACATCAAATCATAATCTGAATATTTCTTTAAATCCATTTCAGAAGGTATAACGGTATTAAATGCTATACAGTTTTCACCTATAGTATTGGGTTCTTTGAGATAGATAAATTTAATCTTATCTCCTTCTTTTATACGTTCATACTTTTTACCAAGATCAAACTTATCAAGATAGAAATTATAAAGAAGTGCGCCACGGACGTGCATGGGTGTCGCTTGCTTATATATATTTGTTCTGTCAGAATATTTTCCTAGGCCGTTCACACCTCGAGGAAATGCAATTAATTCTGGTGCATGTTGCTTATATTCTTGCTCAAAATCCATAATATATTTCTGCACTACTTCTTCATCTGTAGTTAGAATTAATTTAACCGCACCCCGCAAAGCGTCTCGCACTGGTTCAGGTGTAGAAGATCTGACAATCTCCAATCCCATAACCTTTAGCTTAGGTTCTTTATATTGGACACCCTCATTGTTAGAAACATTTAATGCGTATCGCTTCTTAGCAACCCATACACCCGTTTCCGCAATTGCTTCTCGTTTAAAATTAATCTTAGTATCGAACGCATGCGTATATTCTGCAATTTCATTACATACCTTATTAAGTACCAATTGAATTTTTTCTTCGCAGATCTTATCAAGTAGTTCTACAATTTTTTCGGATGGTTGATCTTTGTAGTATTTTTGTACCAATGGATCCAAAGTAATATAACAGGAGTCCGTATCTGAATAAAAAGAATAGTTAAAATCTTTAGTACCGCAAATCTTATTCAAATAATCATCTAATGCTTTGCCAACCTTTTGAATAATATATTGCCCTGTCAGAGTAATGCCTTCTGCGATATGATCATCATAGAATCTAAAATACTCATTTGCCATTGCACCAAACAATGAATTCATCTGAATCTTACGAGCCATCTGAAAATTATTATACTTAGATATCTCTTTTTGCCAATGCTTGTTCTTAGTCACCTCATATTGAGATTGTGCTTCAAGCATAAGTTTCTTGTACTTAGTTCTATCATCAAATAATTTCTGAACGATTGCAGGAAACACCCCTTGCTTTTCTTTTGTGAAGCATCGACCATTTGCAGTCATGCAATACTTTTCATCTTGTAGGTTAGATAGGTCAGCTGTACCATTTAACAAATTCTTCATTTGTACATCATAAAACTTTGGATATGTGTTTACCAAAGTCTCAGGCGACATATTATACTGCATAATGATACTAGGATACAGACTTGTCGCATCAAATGATACTACCCAATTATATTTACCGGGTCTAGGCTCTTGCACATATGCCCCGGCAATACCTCTTCCCGATTTTTCCTGCCGTTGATGCACGACAATATTCTTTTTCCATAGTTCATTATATAGAATACAATCCCAGGTTCGTACTGCGGAGAAGATATCGATATAATTACACTTTGCATCATATGCCATTGTTAAGATGAGTTCAATTAATTTCATCTTTTCTTCAAGCTCATCTACCAGTTCAACATCTCGAATGTTATACTCTACAAATTTTTGCCAATCATTTTTGTAGAATTCAGTAAATGACGAAAATTCATCATACGATAATTTCTCTTTACCTAATTCTACCTTTGCGATATGATCTAGTTTGTATGATTCCTGATTGGTATATGTAAACTTTTTATATAGATCAAGGTAATCCAAAATTGCGATACCCAGCAATTCAAACGAAATGTTCTCTTTCTTCAGCTTAATAATATTTTTTTCTTTCACCACTCTCCAAGGCGATAGACGTTTAACATAGTCGTCTCCTAATATACGAGTGATTCTATTACACAGATATGGGATATCGAAAAATTCTACGTTCCAACCTGTAATAATATCAGGGTAGTCACTCTTAATAAATTTAATAAATCGGCGGAGCAAATCCATCTCATCATCACACTTAATATAGGTAACG